TTTAACACCACTGTTAAATCAATGGTTAGTAAAGAACAAACACAACCCCGAGTATATACAAGCACTTCGGGATGATTTTATAGAAGAGCATCATGCTGAGCTGTATGACTACACAGTAACACTATGTCATACTCATCATTTAAAACTTCACTCAATTTATGGTAAAGACCCTGGACTAGGTACTGCAAAAAAACAAATGCGCTGGGTAGAGATTCAAAGAGAAAAACATGGCTTGGTATAATAATATTTTTGGTACAAAACCTGAGGACACTGAAGAGAAGCTAAATCCTGCACAGTATCATATGGGCAGTGATATTAATTCTTCCAGAGAACCTAGTTTTAGTTATGAAAAAGCATATGAAGACTTAGAAATCGTTAATCGCGGCGTAAATATGATCGTTGACGACGTAGCTGAGATTCATACTTTAGTTTCTAGAGAAAACTCTTTCAAGGGACAGGTTCCTGGTATTAAAAGAGCTAAAGTAGATACTCTTCTTAATAAGTCTCCAAATCCTTACCAAGATATTAACAGTTTTAAGCGTAACCTTATTACTGATCTTTTAATTGACGGTAATATCTTTATATACTTTGATGGAGCACATCTCTATCATCTACCTGCCACTGACGTGCGTATACACTCTGACAGAGAAACTTATATTGAAAAGTTTACAATGCATGACATTACTTTTAGACCGAATGAAATCATTCATATTAAAGAAAACTCTTTTCATTCAATCTATCGAGGTGTTCCTCGTCTAAAACCTGCATTGCGTACTATGATTCTTATGAAGAATATGCGAGCTTTTCAGGATAACTTCTTTAAGAACGGAGCTGTACCCGGATTGGTACTAAAGTCACCTAATACGCTTTCCGAGAAAATCAAAGAACGAATGATGGTTTCTTGGCAAGCACGCTACCGTCCGGATGCAGGTGGTCGACGACCTCTTATCTTAGACGGTGGAATTGAAGTAGATTCTATATCTAATGTGAATTTTAAAGAATTAGATTTTCAAAGTGCTATTTCAGAAAATGAAAAGATTATTTTAAAGGCGTTAGGAATACCTCCTATTATGATGGATTCTGGTAACAACGCCAACATTCGCCCAAATATGCGACTATATTATTTGGAGACTATACTTCCTATAGTTCGAAAAATTAATTATGGACTAGAAAGATTTTTTGGTTTTGAGCTAAGTGAGGACATTACTAATATCCCCGCTTTGCAACCTGAGTTACGAGACTCATCTGCGTATTATACCTCACTAGTAAACGGTGGTATTATCACAGCAGCAGAGGCAAGAGAACGATTAGGTTTCGAAGCTATTGAAGGCACAGAAGAAATAAGAGTTCCTGCAAACATCGCAGGTTCAGCAGCAAACCCAGACGAGGGTGGACGCCCCGTCGAAGAACCGGAGGAATAATGGGAAGTTTAAGACAAAGAGGCAAAGTCCTCGAAGCAGTATCAATGGTAATGCTAGAAGAAGGTAAGATACTTACTAAGCGTGAATATGAGCATATTGAAACACGCACACCTATCCGAGCAGGACTTGTACTGAATTTTTTTGGAAGTTGGAGCCGTATGTTAGGTATTATGGAGAACACTCTTCCAGAAGTGTGGGCAGAAATTAAGAAGAAGGAAAATCCTCCTCCTAAACCAAAACCTGCTCCACCAAAAGTACCTACGCCAGCACCTAAGGCTACGGTCAAGCCTGCTGTTAAACCAGCAGTAAAAGAGGATAAAGATGATGAATAAAATCTTTAATCTGACGTCTACTTTCAAGACTCATGAACAGGACGATGGTTCTGTCATGATTCGTGGGATGGCAAGCACGGCTGACTTTGATCGCGCGGGTGATTCCATCTCAGCAGAAGCATGGCAGAAAGGTGGACTACAGAACTTTGAAAAAAATCCAATTATCTTATTTAATCATGATTATGATAAGCCAATTGGTAGAGCCACAGGTCTGAAAGCAGGACCAAATGGCTTGGAGTTAGAATGTAAGATTAGCAAGTCAGCGCCTGCTAATGTTGCAGAACTAGTTAAAGACGGTGTTCTTGGGGCCTTTTCCGTAGGTTTCCGAGTCAAGGATGCTGATTACATTAAGGAAACCGACGGATTAATGATTAAGGACGCTGAGTTGTTTGAGGTATCGGTAGTATCTGTGCCATGCAATCAATCAGCTACTTTTTCGCTCGCGAAGTCTTTTGACTCATCTGATGAGTACGAAGAGTTCAAAAAAACTTTCACAAATCGTGTAGATCTAGCAGGTCAGTCTCTGGCTAAGGAAGAAGTTAAGACTTCGGGAATAGCTAGTGACAACACACCTCAAAGCGCGGATATTCAATCCGCAGATCAGGAGATCAAGATGGAAAATCAAAACATCGACTTGGAAGCTTTTGCAAAGAAGGTAGCTGAAGATACAGCTGCTAAGATTGCTATGAAGCAAGCCGAGCAAAAAGCAGCTGATGAAGCAGACGCCAAAGCACAAGCTGAAGCAGACGTTGAAAAAGCACAGGCTGTTGAAGCCGAAGAAATCCGCGTTAAAACTGGCGTACAAACTGGCGTTGAAGCCCTTATGGCAGACGTTGAAGCTAAGCTAGCTGAAAAAGACGCAAAAATTGACGAAGTACTCAAGCAGTATAAGTCTGAACTCGAAGAGAAATCAGCAGAGATCGATGCTATGAAAAATAGCAAGAAGTCTTTCACTGACCGCTCTTCTAAAGGTGATGTATCTAAGTGGGGACAAGAGTTCCTTAAAGCTCACTTGTTGGGTGTTATGACTCGTAAGGGTATGAACACTGAATTTGGTATCGATCTTCAGGAGAAGGCAGGTATTGATTACACTACTAACGCAGCTGATATTGATCAGGAAGTTTCTAGTCTCATCGAGAAAGAAATCATGAATGAGTTGAAAGTAGCTCGTTTGTTCCGTGAAATCCCTGTAAATGGTGCAGCAACTGTACTTCCTATCCAGCCTGACGTTGACGCGGCTGCATGGGCAATCAATGCTACCTCTGGTAACTTGCAGAATCAAGGCAACTCTGGCGGCAACGCTAATAAGTTCCAGCCTAAGCAAGTAATCCTGAACGCTTATCGCTTGATTTCAAGCTCGTTCATGGACAACGATGTAGACGAGCAAGTTCTTATTAACTTGATGCCTATGATTGTTGAATCAGTAGCTCGCGCTCACGCAAAAGCTGTTGAATCTGTTGTTCTTAATGGTAACGGCACTATCGTCGGTCTTGACGGTGTTGCAGCTGCTCATGGCACAACTCTTGACATCTCTGATGGAACCAAGATGACTTCAGCTCTCTTGCTTGCAGCACGTCAAGGAATGGGCAAGTATGGCTTGAACCCAAGTGATTTGGCATACATCGTAAGCCAGAACATGTACTACGACTTGCTCGAAGATGCTAGCTTCCAGACTCTGGACGAAGTAGGATCTGATCTTGCAGCTCGTGTAACGGGTACTATCGGAGCCGTTTATGGTACTCCAGTAGTAGTATCTGATCAGTTCCCTGCAGAAGCAGCAGGTATCCCAGCAGCATTCGCATGTTACACTCGTAACTACGTAATGCCTCGTCTTCGCGGTGTAACCGTTGAGCAGGATTACGAAGTAATGAACCAGCGTCGCGTTATCGTTGCTAGTCAGTCTCTCGGTTTCGAAGAAATCGTTGCAGGTGCCGGTGTAGACCAGCCTTGTGTTAAGATTGATCTTGTAGCTTAATACTGAAAAAGTATAGAAACGAGGGGGAGTTTATCTCCCCTAAGTTTTTACTAATGGACTTATAGAATATGGCAGATTTAATAACACTAGAAGACTATAAAGAAGCAGAAGGCATTTCAACTCCTAAAGATGATTTGAAACTTAGTGCTTTAATCCCGTCCGTAAGTGCATTAGTAAAAACTTATTGTGGTACATCTTTTGTAGATTACTATACCTCTAATAAGATAGAAACCTTTAGTATTAATTGGAATACTAATTTAGTACAACTTACAGAAACACCTTTAGTGTCAATCGTGTCTGTAGAGGAAAGGGATGATTACAGCTCTAGTTATACCACTGTACCCACCACCGAGTATTTTGCAGATACAACCTTAGATGCAATTTATAGAGTAAGTACAGCTGGTGGAGCTAAAAACTGGCCTGGTGGTCCGGCTTCTGTAAAGATTACTTACAAGGCAGGATATGATGCTTGCCCTGCAGATTTAAAATTAGCAGTAATTGATTTAATTACATATTACCATAAAGATGAACATAAGGAACGAAAAGTTATGGGTGGAGCAAGTATACAAAATTCTGCTTCAACTACTCAAAGTAATAATGTCGCTTTTCCAGACCACATTAAGCGAGTCTTAGACTTGTATAAAGTTTACTAATGGAAAGTACTGTACGAGACAAACTTGCAAAAGGTTTATTAAAAGACCTAAGTTCTGAAGAGAATGTAAGAACTCGTAAACAGCTACAAAAAGCCCGACCTCAGGTTTTATTTTTAGAGAATTTAGATTTTATTAATGATACCATAAAAGAGTTAACTAAAAGAGAGCACTTAGACGAGGATATAGCTCTTTTAGAGTTTTCTGCAGAGGATTTAACTAAAGCACGAAAAGTTGCTGAAAGATATCAAGAAGGGTATATTAAACGACACAAAAGATATCCTACAGGCGCTTCGGATATAGAAAACACTATGGGAGGTAAGCACTTAAGCGATAAATTTCCTTCTGATTTTAATAAAGTAAAGTCAGGCATTGCATTTATATGTAGCAGCTTTGCTCAAATAGGAAAATGTAAAAAAGAAATAATAGACTTATTTATTAAGACTTCCGAACATAATATAAAAAAATTAAGAGCATCCGTTGACAGAGGGCATGGCGCTAGTGATGGGTTAGCCGTTTCAGGGGTGCAAATAGCTAAAAGCATGGGAAGAGCTCAAAGTGCTTTAGGAGATGATGAAGAAGCAAAAAAACTTTTTCAAAAAGAATTTAAAGATTATATATCAGGAGACGCTTTTAAAACAGGAGATTTAGCACTTACTTCTGAAGAAGTAACAGACCTTCTAAGAGTCACTATAGAATATAAACAAGTAGTAACTGATAAGGGTGTACTATCTGCTACTTATTTACCTTTTATTACTTTTCAAGACAAGTATATTAATAGAACAACTCATCAAGCAAGAGAGGTTGTTGCTAAAAAAGTTGTTGAATCTTTTTTTGAAAAAATAGGTGCAGAAGGCTTAGCGTCTATGGAGGGCTCTAGTACTCTTAAAGAGAAAATGATTTCCAAGGCTATCTCTCCAATCGTGTCTGTGGATATAAAAAGTAAGAAAGTAACTATAGATGCAAGAATAGATCCTAGAAAGGTAAAATTAAAAACCAAAGGTAAAGCTAGTCAAGGAAAAAAACCTAAAAGAAAAGCTAAGTTTAAAGTAACGCAAGGTAAAAGTGCGGGGGTAAAACCCACAGGAAGAGTAAAAAAAGCAACAGCAAGTAACTTTTCTGTTGCAGCTATTATGGGCAATTTAAACGCTAAGCTACCCGATAGAGTAGCTCAGAACATGGGATCCCCCGCCTTGGAGTATAGAACAGGCAGGTTTGCTTCTAGCGTAAGGGCTACTGATGTAGTAACCACTCCTAAGGGCTTTCCCAGTATAGGATACACCTATCAAAGGGACCCTTATGAAGTGTTCGAGAATACAAGTGGTAGTAGATTTGCAGATGCACAGCGGGACCCTCGTGTTATTATCGACAAATCTATTAGAGAAATAGCAGCGGAAATGGCAATCGGAAGATTATTTACCAGGAGAACATAATGAGTACGGAAAGAACATACACCTCTAGACGTATGAACATTATAGAGGCTCTTGTAACAAAACTAAAAGACATTGACGGCTCTGGAGCATATCTCATGGACGTTAATGAAAATGTTCATCCTCGTTTACAGTTTTGGGATGAGATTGAAGAATTTCCTGCTCTTCACCTAAATGCAGGGTCAGAAACACGAGACTACCAAGCGGGTGGTTATAAGGATAGATTTTTATCGGTTACTGTAAGATGTTATGTAAATGAAGAGGATGCTCAAAGATCTCTTAATGCTCTCATGGAAGATGTAGAAACAGTATTAGAGCAAAACAGTTCTTTGGAATACTTTGATGCGCAGAATCATTCTTATTCAACCCAACAAATCACTATAATTAGTATTGATACTGATGAAGGTGTACTTGAACCTATGGGTATTGGAGAAATACTTTTAGAGGTTCGATACTAGAAAATGCAGGCACGAGCAAACGTTCACGTCCTAGCCTTTTCAAGATAACATAGGAGATAAACTATGGCACAACAACTATTTTTTAGTCGCGACACGAAAGTGTACATTAAAAAAGGCAATTTCGTATGGGACCTCCCCGTATTAGATGGCTTTAGCTTTTCGCAAGCTACAAACTCAAGCGAGATTACTCTCGCAGAAATGGAAGGAACAGGCGGCGTAAGTCGACGTGGTCGTAAACAGTTTAATGACTCTTTAGCACCTGCCGAATGGTCTTTCTCAACTTACGTACGACCTTTTAAATCAGCAGGTTCAGGTACAGGCGCAGCAGATAGTGCGGCAAAAGTACATGCAATTGAAGAAGTTCTTTGGGCTCTATTCTCAGGTCCCGCAACTTATGCTTCTAGTGCGTTTACAAATCAAACAGTACATGATGCTACTGATTTAGACATTGACTTTAGTGAGTCAAACAAAGCAACTTTAGGTACTGCAGATATTTTCTTTGTACTTGGTGATGCTAACCGAAAAGTATATAAGTTAAAGGACTGTGTTGTTAATGAAGCTTCTCTTGACTTTGATATTGATGGTATTGCAACAATTAACTGGTCGGGTATGTCTTCAGAAATTATCGATATGACTACAAAGACTCATACTACTGCAACAAGCGGATCTGTGTTTCCTCCCGCATTTGATGCACATAGAGATGGTGGAACCGTTGATATTGAAGCAGGAGACGTAGTATTAAACGGTACA